ATCATGTGGTTCCGATGTTCCTCACCATCAATGATGGTGACTTGACACCTAACAGCGTCAAGGAGGGTGTACCAGCACTCAGGGAGCAGTTGCTGAACAAGTTCAGTTGTGATTGAATCACTCGCGCTCGACAAGTCGAACGTGGAGAGTGAGTTGGTCACACTGCCGATATGAGCGAACTTCCGGTTATTAGACTGGTCGTTCAGGTTTATGCCGATACGACGTAGGCAACTACTAAAGTAGTTTCCAATGCCCTTCTGTATGAACATGTTCAAATCGGGTTCCTTTGCAGCAACCCGATCGATATCGGTTTTCTTGGGAACGGTAAACATCACATTGCCTGGGACTACTTCTATTGAAGTATAGCCCCGGTCAGCAAGCCAGCCCGGCATTTCGTCCTTAATAAGGTCGAAGACGTCGAGGCAGCGAGCCGTGACATGTGCTTTTCCGAGGTACTTACCAGCCGGATGGCTTTCAGTACGTGGCCGACTTGTCGACGCACCTCCAGAGAAACCCCCAATGAGGGCTTCAATCGGAGCGGTTTCACCGATTATCTCAATAATGAGATTTCGGCAGAACTGTACAAAGTCCAAGAACGTTACCCGAGGCATAATATTATAGCTATCGGGGGTTAAAATTAAACGTTCTTCGGTCTCTGCATTGAGCTCTTCCGTCAGGAGCCATTTATCAATGGCTCGCTGTCTCCTAACTAAAGGAGGATCGGTGTCCTTAGAGACGAACTTTGAGAAAATCTCGGCTTTAAGATAGTCAACCTTCGTTGACGATCGTAGCGCTTGGATTCTCCGGTTCAACTCTTCGGTTATACCCTCGGGGACTCTCGTATTGGCGCATTTCTGCGCGGAACGAGGACGCTTGTTTGTCATTTGGTACTCCAATAATGACATCCCTGCCGTCTGAGACACGCAAGGAGATGAAAGCTAGAAAACACACGACCATAACTAGAGATGCAAGAAGCATCCCAATTACAGTAACGCGTTCACCAGCACCAGGGTTGAACATATCTAGCTCCTTGAGCTAAGTATGACTAAGCGAAAGCTTAGAACAGACCCTGGAGGCTAACCACGGTGCCGTCGGTCATGGTCTGGGTGCGCTCAAAGAGCGTCCGAACATAGTCGCGGACCGTTGCACGCTCGCCGGCGGTCGAACTACCATCGAACGAAAATTCGATGTTAGCATAGGCCACACGGGCGACAGCGGTGCGGTTAACGCCGTTCACCACAGCGGTCGAAAGGAAAGGAACAGAAAGCTTGAGGGTCACCTTACGGCGACCGGCCTGCGTCTGAGTCCGACCAATCGTGAGTCGGGGATCGCCGATCGGCGTTCCCGTAGCTTCCGCGAAGGTTGCCACTCCGCCAGTGATATCACTGGGAGCGAAGGTGTGCGAACCGTCAGCACTGTCCTTGAGGACAATGTTACCAATCTGAGGCATATGCTTCTTTCTACTGCATTGCAGTGGACATCCGGTTAAATATCGGATGGTTGGTTGGAAGAGACGGAATTGTCCCTTCGTTGGGAAGTGGCGGTGAAGCCATGGCGTCGCTAAAGAAGCTGCCTGATTAGGGCAACTGCATTGGCGACATGCGCAGACGAAAATGGATGTGCATTTCCATACAACTCTGGGAGATGAAAGGAAGTGTGCACTATTCGTCTGAACGTGGTGGTGGAGGTTTCATGTAAACCTCCGGAGAGTACTTCAGTTCGGCCAGTATGACCCTCAAATTGAGAGGAGTCAACGCTCCGTATCCGACGAATCTTAGATTCAGTCTTCACGGATGTCCAACCTGAAGCAAACTCGAGCCCAGCCGTAGCTGTGATCGCAGCGAGTACATTGCCGACGGGAACGAACCAGTCGACAACAAAACTGAAGGGAACAAGTTCCCAACCGATACTCACTGGATTAAGCAATCCAAATGCATCAACACGGTCAATGACCGCGTTAGACACCTTAAACTTATACACCGTTCTGGCACTGTATGAATCAACCTTACGGCAATTCATATAGCAACCATAATTGGCGTTTTCAGTATAAGATTTGGAAGCTTGATCGGAAGCAGTCGAAGAACCACGGAAAGTCATTTCCTTGGTTCTGAAGCCTTTCTGCAATAACCCGATACCATCAAAGATAGATCCCATAAGGGGTTTCCATCCATATTGGTATTCGAGCCAGCGATTGGCAAACGACTTCCCGGAGATAACATCTCGCGGGGACATCCCGAGAATCGAGGGTATAGACCCAAAATTCCCTCGTTTAAAGGCCAATAGCCCTTGAGCGAGCTGGGATGCACTTCCAGCGACCATCTCAACAGTCTTTTTGCCTTCAGCCATGTCAGCACCCATTTGGGTTCTGCCATTTCGAAGAGCATTAAGGGCCCCCGTGTAAGATTTACTTACAACATCCTCCAAGCCGGAGGATATATCTGGGGACGATGGCGGTAGATTCTCCCCAACGTCATAAATGACGTGGGTAAAGTCCCCGTAGGGACGAGTCTCCGTCACCCGAACGACTGCAGGTTCGCAGCCGGTCAACCTATCGCTACCGGTGTAGTAGAGTTTATCAAGCGGATGCTTGTTAGACCCACCTTTCTCGGGGCCCGACTTGAACGTATTCAAATCCGGGACATCCTTGAAAGACTCACTGTAGTAAGGACCACCGAAGTAGTCCGAACCCGAATGGGACTCTTTTAGAGTCCGCTTCGTAGTGTGATACCCGTTAGGGAAAGACACGAGAAGCTCCAACATCTCCGCGTTGGGATTTAACCATTGCGGCGGATGAATTAACACCCGTCTCAGCCGTTACCGGTATGAGAAGATTAGTCCGGCTTTGCCGAACTGTCGTAGCAGGAGGTTCATAAAACCAGTACTGGTAGAGTAATACTCCAACCAGCGCTAAAAGGACACCATTGATAACGCCAAGGACGAAGATCCATACGCTCTCGACAAAGATGAGATTATCACCTAACTCGAGACGCGAAGTATCGATCGTCGTTTGATCATTATCAACCATAAGGTATCCTTCTAAACTGCTAAGACAGACCCGACTCCCGAAAGGGAGTCGGACCCATCCGGCTTTGCCGAACTGTCGTAGCAGG